CCACTACAGAAGATGCAGGTAGATCGGAAGCTACTTCGTTATTCATAATGGATGAAGCGGCCATTATAAAATGGGCAAATCAAATTTGGGCGTCTTTATTTCCTACAATTTCTACTGGGGGCAGTGCTATTTTAAACAGTTGCATTACGGGAGATACCAAGATAGTAGGTAGGCACGGTAACTTTAGAGTAGAACAAGTTTGCCCAAAAGAATTTGGAGTACAGGATATTAGGTTTATGAATCTAGAAGTTCTAACACATAAACTACAATGGAAAAGAGCTATATATGGTATAAATAAAGGTAATCTAGAAACCTGGGAGATTAAAAATAACAAGGGAAAAATAATTAAATGTACCCCAGCTCATAAATTTCTAACCACCAAAGGTTGGAAGTCAGCTCAAGAAGTAATAGAAAAAGGTTTATACGTAATTTTATATGAACCTGGAAATAATAAATTAGAGGAATCCCCGATAACAGTACCCCCTAAGAAAGAAGTTAGAATTGAAATAGAGGGATTTATAAATTACTTAATATCAAATTTAGGTAAAATATACTATAAAAAAGATGGGAAAGAAAAAGAATCTCAAATAAGTAAAGAAGGTTATAAACGAATTAGACTTTGGTATAAAGGACATAAAACAACCCATAGTGTATCAAAACTGGTAGCTAAACATTTCATTGGTAATATACCAGAAGGATACGTAGTAGACCATATAAATTGTAACCCTTTAGATAACTACTTAACAAATCTACAGATAATAACAAGAAAAGAAAATGCTCAAAGGGCCACCCGATTTAGCAGGGGTTTATCTCTTAATACTAATACCGGTAAAGGAGCTTCTGATGTATTACTAGTTGGTTACATAAAATACTTACATCAAATAGAAGGCTTAAATGGTGATAATATAATAGGTAGAGTTTATGATAAATTTGAGAAGGAGATTAACAGAAGCTATGTTTCAAGGATAGTTAACAACAAGAGGAATAGAAATATTACCATATCTCAATTAGAGGTTATACGAAAATACAGTGATACAATTTATGATATCACGGTTGAGGATGATGAATCTTACCTCACTGAGACAGAGTACATTAACCATAACACTCCTTTTGGAATAGGTAATTTCTTTCACAAAACTTGGGTAGATGCCTTAGCGAATGGAAATGATTTTAAGGCTTTGGAATTAGATTGGAGAATGCACCCTGAAAGAGATATGAGTTGGTATTTAACAATGCGACAAGCACTAGGTCCTAGAAAAACGGCTCAAGAGATAGATGGAGACTTCTTATCTTCCGGTAATACAGTATTTGATTTAGTAGACATTAAAGATATTGAGGATTACATTTCTGACTTAACCCCCGAAACTAAGCTTAATGGAAATTTGCTCATATTTAAAAGACCTTTACACAATAAGCAATATTACATAGGAGCTGATGTAGCTACAGGGAAGGCGAATGACTACTCTGCTTTTTCTATTATGGACAGGACTGGGGATGAAGTATGTTGTTTCAAGGGTAAGATTTCAACGGGTAGGTTTAAGCAATTACTTGGGGAATACGGTAAGTTATACAATAACGCTTTATTAGCTCCAGAATGTAATGATATTGGGGAAGGTATAGCTAGAAACCTACAGGAAGAGGGATACCCCAATTTGTACTACCACGTAAAGATGTTAAAGAAAAAGGGGGATAGTAGACCCGATGAGGTTTTAACTCCAGGTTGGTTAACTACTTTAAAGAACAGGAAACAAATTATAGACGAACTCGAAAATGATATCAGACTAGAAAACGTAGATATAAAAGACCCGTTTTTTTGCAGAGAAGCGGGTACTTTTATTTATGACGAATTAAATAGGCCAGTTGCAATGGGTAAAGGGAATAAAAAGGATGGAGTAGATGAAGATGATGAAACCTATTCCGATGATGCAATTATGGCTAAATGTATTACTAATTGGATTAGAAAAAGCAGAGTAACTACTTTAGTAGTAGCTCCCATTTAACGTATGAAGCTATTAGATTATTTCAAAACCACCAAAACAAAGGTATTAGAAAAACCTTTTAAAGAAGTACTTTTAGATAAGGTTGTTTCAACTCCTTCTACTGGAACTAGGAAAAGTTACCCAAATTTTCAGGATGGTTTTCTGGAGGTAGTTAATGAGCTAAAAATAGTTAAGCCTGACTTTATACTAGAATTAGTTCCGGCTATTAGGAAATTAGTGATAGTAAATGAAAATGTAGGTTTAGCTTTTAGCGATTTAGTTCAACTGACTAATACTGGGTATAAAATCTACTTTGATAGAGAATTAGAGCCTAAAAAAGTAGAGGAGATGAGGTTACACCTAAAGACAAAAACAAAAACTTGGTGTGATGGTACTGCAGGCTTACCGGGGATTATTAATAAAATAATTGCTCAAATTTATATAGGCGGTGCTGCTAGTGTAGAATGGGTTATTAACAGGGAGTTTAATGGTATAGCTTCTTGTATAATGGTAAACCCCGAAGATATAAGGTGGAATTACAAAACTTCAACCGGTAGGTATGAAGCATACCAAAAAATCTATAGGTCCTACTTAGAAGACGTAAAAAATCAAAATATCACCCAAGAATTGGTAAAGCTTAATCCTTTTACCTACAAATACTATGGTTTAAATAGCGATACAGAAAAACCTTATGGTATCCCCCCTTTCATAGCAGCCCTATTAAGTATTAAGGATGAAAAAGTCATGAGGAAAAATATTTCCTACATAATAGAGCAATTGGGATTACTGGGGTTTCTTCAGTTACTCATAGAGAAACCTGGTAGGAGAGAACAAGAAACGGAAGAAAGCTACATTGCTCGATTAAATAACCTATTACAAAAAGCTCGTAGTAATACTAAAGACGGTATGAGTGATGGGGTGGTAGTAGGATATAAGGATGACCACCAATTTCAATTTAATTCAACTACTAAAAACTTAGGTAATATAAGTGAGATTTTTGGATTAAACCAAAATCTACTGGCCAACGGGTTAAAGTATCCGGGGAGTTTTATGGGAATACCCAATAAAACCGAAACTAATATTACTATAATTTTTACTAAAATGCTATCTCAATTAGCCAACGTACAAAATATGGTAAAAGAGATGATTGAATTTGGGTTAGAGCTAGAATTAAGACTAGCGGGTTTTAAGTTTAAGGACATTGAATTTGAATTTAAACCCTCTACTATTACTGATGATTTAAAGATACAACAAGCAGATGAGATAAAAATAAGAAATTGCCGAATTCTATACCAAGATGGGATAATCTCTCAAGAAGAATACGCCGATAGGATGGGGTACCCCATTCCAGACCAACCAAAGCCCAGAATAGTAGAGTCAGAAGATCCTAGTCAGAAAGAAGTTAAGAGGAAGGATAGAGAAAAAGATAAAGATGACTCCGATAGGAGGGTAAGGGATAAAAATAAAACTCAACCAAAAAGAAAAGATACTAATACAAAACCAGTCTAATGAAAATGGAAATAATAACTTTAAGACTAATGAAAATGGAAATAATAACTTTAAGAGCAGCTCATTCTTTAATGCTGGGTAATACTCCCTCCATTATACCGAATAATATAATGGAAAGAGTATTAAATGAAAACCATTCAGATCACTCTTTCGGATTTTTTAATGATAGTAGCCCTAATTATACTACCTACTACCCAGATGTTAAACCCGAGGATTTAGCTCCAAAAGATGATGAATTTATATACCCTATTTACCGAATGCTTTCCGCTACAACCGTAAAGAATGGAAGAATACCCATTAGTTTTGCTAAACCAGGTGTACTAAAAATGGCAATGCCTTTACTTTTAGGGGCTACAGTTAATGTTGATCATGAGATGTCAGTAGGTAATGCTATTGGCAGTATTGCTGAAGTTTTTTGGCAAAATTCTTACAAGTTGGAGAATGGTAAAGAGATACCAGGGGGTATTAATGCTAAATTAAAAATTGATGGGAAATCAAATCCCCGTTTAGCTAGGGGTATTATGATGGATCCTCCTTCTATTCACAGTAATTCGGTTACAGTACAGTTTGCGTGGGAAAAATCTCACCCCAACCTTACCGACCAGGAATTCTATGACCTTAGTGGTACTCTAAAAGATGGGAAATTAGTACAGAAGGTAGCTATAAATATTAAGGCTTTCCTAGAAACTTCACTGGTAGCTCACGGGGCTGATCCCTATGCTCAGCAGGTTAGGGAAGGAAAGATTATTAACCCTAATTTAGCTAACACTAGAGCCAGTTTTAAAAGTAACAATACTACTTCTACCTTTTATATAATGGATTGGAAAAAGGATAGCTTAGAAAGCTTATCTATTAATACTCAATTAAACAATAATAATATGGAATTTCCTTTAATACTTACAAAACTTTCAGGGATATTTAACTTAGGTACTCTTTCACCTGATACTACTCCTGAAATGCTTTTTGCAAAACTGGAAGAAATACAAAAAAATAGTTCCACCCAGTTAACTACTTTACAAGAAAAAGAAAAAGAGGCTAATACTTTAAAAACTCAGGTTAATGATTTGACTACCGAGGTTAATGGCCTTAAGATTAATGCTAAAATAGGGGATGATACTATTTCCGCATTAAGAACTGAAACTATTAACAACTTTAAACTTCTTAAGAAGGAGAATTTTAAAGCAGAAGAATTGGCTACTATCGAAAAAGCTGATATGGCTGTTCTTACTACCTTAAATAAAACCTATAAA